GTGGCGCTTGACTAAAGGCGAGCCTAGCGGGTACGAGAAGAAGTTGCTCAAGAAGATGAACGCCAAAAAGAAGCTGGCGCACAATAACGACAAGCACGAGGCCATCATCGAACGGAAGCAAGCACTGAAAGCAGATATTGAAGATAAAACCGGCGTCAAGTTCACTGTCAAGACGATTACCTATATCGTCAACCCGACGACGAAGCAAGCCGACATGTACGAGTTCGACGGCCTGCATAAAGAGATCAGGTGGCGTAGCGATCAAGCAACATCAGGATACAAGCGAAGCGTCAAGTGGAAATCATGAAGACTACCGGCTTAAACTTATTTTTAATCTGGATGGCTCTAGCCACTGGGACCATAACGGCGCACTACCTGTTTGGTACGCCAAACACTGGTGGTGCTATGATAGACAGAATCATTACGGAGGGCTGGACTATTGGCGTTGTGTGGCTAGATTTGGTCCTACTGACCAGGAAATAGCGTTATACCTAACTAGGAGCATAAGATGATAAAGAGAATACCACAAAGCATATTGCTCAGGCAAGCGATACAGAACACCGAAAAGGAACTAGATGCGGAATATCCTGATGCTCTGCAAGCGATGCTGAAAGCGATTGAAGCATGCAAACGAGGAGAAGACGTGAAAGGAGTCAATGAAGATAATGAAGACGAATAACTGGCTGGTGGTGATTATTTATCCTCCTAAAGATGATTCTCGGTACTTTTATCGAGTGCAATCGGAGGGTGGTCAGCCACCGACCATAGATTCCTCTTGGATACTGGTGTCCGATGCCAATAATAGGCTGAAAGAGCTTTTAAAATAAATTTTTAAATACCCCTAGTAATCGTCTTTTTCATAAGCGTATAATACGGGTTAAGGATGAAAGGAGCGACTGGAAGCACCTATATACGACCGGAGGGGCGGGAGGCAGAGGCGGGACCGACGGAAATACGAAAGGACACCGGAGGGGAAAGTGCTACCACGTGGGAGGGCGTCCCTGGTACGGTGGTATCTCGTCGGCCCATTTTAAACAGAGGTGGATTAGCGGCACGTGACGCAGATAGGAGAACGTCAGGGAGTTTAAAAAGTGATTTATGAATAAGATGAATAACGACGACGACAACATCCAGAAAAAACTGATGAAGTCGATGTTGCCGAAAGGCAAAGTAGATCATCGTGTTTATCTTCGTAATGCTGGATTAGCTATTGCCAATATTGTTCTAGATAGTCGAATTTCCAGGCAGACTGTCAAGAGGGATCTCGAAGACCTTCAAGAAGCCATTGATCTAGCCATCCGGATCTTAGGCAACGGGTCCAGTAAGTCCTCGGCAGTTCTGCACTAAGAGAGCACTCGCTCTCTTATATCTCCTAGGGGATCGCGTAGGCTAGGAGTGTTTTGGTTCAAGCACTCCTAGCCCCTAGGATATCAAATTTCCCCACCCTAAAATATTTTCTTCTTTCTTTTCCATCCAATTAGCGTTATATACTCCTAGGGAGGGTTAGTCCTCTGTTTGCTGGTGGTATCTCGCTACGGGTCATTCCCGCGGTCAGAACGGACTTCGGCCGACAGGCATGTTGATGATACCTAGAGCCACCAGCAAAGAGGGGATGTATTTTAATTTTAAGGGGAGGTTTAATGCTGACTACTAACGATATTAGAGACCCTAGCATAGCACTGCTGACTATAGACGAAGTGGCGGCTTATTTAAAGATGAACACACGCACGATACATCGTATGATCAAAGAGGGTCGTTTGGTAGCACACAAGATAGGCCATAGTTGGAGGATCCGTCAAGACGACCTGCTGCGGTGCGCGTTTGCTAACTCCTCGCGGCCCATGGAACCAGAGGACCTTGAAAAAGCAACGGTGATTCCCAACCCCATACGGGCGGTGAAGTAGGATGAGCGAAGTGGAGCTTGAAAGACAGAAGTATGGGCTGCAAACACTAAAGCTACTACACGATCAGCTTCGAGACATGCCGCAGAATCAGTTTAAGAAATACCCGGAGCTTAGTTGGATCAAGTGGGAGCTTGAGAAGTTGGAGGATTGATGCCTGACAAAGAAGAAAAGCAAACGCTAGAGGAACGATTTCTGACTGAGGGTGTAAACTATGCCCAGGGGATTAATACCTTTACCGAGGCAATAGACAACATTGAAAAACTTATGGACGAGCTCAATGAAGACTGCCATTGCTGCCGGATGCCAAATTGCGAGTGTGACGAGTAAGCTATGCCGAACGTAGATGGGTTGAGGAAGCTGCTGCCGTTAATCATATGGTCAGACGAATGGCAGCACTGTGGCAAGAGAGGCATTACTATCGACAAAGCATTAGGAAAGAGTCAGTGGACGCTGCTTGCGGAGTGCAATACCTGCAAGCAACGACTGACTATCTATAAACGAGGCGTGATGCTGGAGAAGAAGAAACGATGACAACAGAAAAGGAAAAACGATACCGTGAAGCGCTGGAGACTATAGCAACTAGGGATGGGTCTTGTATGTGCCCTCATATAGCTCGTGCGGCGCTGCGTTTGCGCGATAAAGACGTTAGTCTGGTTGGTGGCTATATTCCCTTCGTAGATAGTAGTAAGGGGGATCCCATCCCTCCAACGGAAGAATAGGAGGAAGAATGATCATGCAGTTGAATAACCTTACGGGCAACGTGTTGATGATTCACATAAAGCGACTGCTGATAGGCGCGGTTGCCGTAGGAGTATCTCTCGAAGCACTAGCCATGCTAGCAGCTTATCCCGTGATAGCGTTTAGCTTGGTGATTACGGCACTTGCCTATGTTGTTGGGTTGATGATGCTAACATGGCTAGATAAATGATGAAGGACGAGCGACCGCGCTGGAAGCACAAGTGTCCTAGTTGCCCAAGAGTAATCTATTGGGAGCGGCTCTACTGTAAGGATTGCGTCAAAGTCCATCCTCAGCGAGCCAACTTCAGTCTGAGCCAGCGTAACGGCATGGTAGGGTACTCGTCCTACCGCAAAGGTGCGCGTAGCGGATTGCTGATCAGTACGGGCATGACTCGGGACCATATGTTTGCGATGATACGGGCTCTTATGCTTTGTATCGAGTGCGGCCATAAGGTGCGCCTTAATGATGTCAAGCACCGATGTTACTTCCTCACCGAGACTACCACTCGCACCTTACGGCTTATGCGCTGTAGGGTATGTCGCGATAAGAAAGCAAAACATTTATTCCCGGTATTCAAACGTCGAGAACGTATCCTCCGGTCGCGTATATGCTCGGACTGCCTTCATGGGTCTGAGTTCGTTAATGTTCAAAAGCGGAAGTACAAGAGGAGGGTCGTTGCCTAATGCATATTTGGTGTACCCTGTGTAAGCGGTTTGTCGATGCTAAAGATCCTGAAAAGGTCAAAGAGCACGAGCCTCATAGTAATAAGCTAGTCGGCATTCGGCACGATATCATGGTAGACGAGATGGATAACGTGGTGTGGCGACTCCGCACTATGGGAAGATTGGAGCCTCTAGGAAAATGAATCTAGTTGAAAGTCCAACCGTAGATAGACCACCGGCTAAGAAGACCTACGCTCTAGACACGAGCAGCACCAACGGCAAGATAGCCGATGCTCTCATAGGCTACCGCTGGCGGTTAATAGGTCTGGAGAATCAACTGATCAAGGAAATCGTAGCCGACTTCAAAGACGCTTATCGGCAAATAGACTTACTACTGGATAACAAGAATCCTATTCTAATCTCCCAATTATCAGGTGCTAGGCTCTTTCAGTCCCCCAAGCAGGTTAATTCGGCTGACGAAGTCTTAGTCGTGCCGATAACATCCTTTAAGTCCAACATGAAGATGACCGGATCGCCCATGAGTCCGTTTAAAGTTTACGACGTGGTCTACCAGCTGAAGGAAATTATCAGTCAGACAATCCACGGACTATTGGACCGTACCAGTAACAGGATACTCATAGCCGAGATAGACCTAGCATCTGCCCAAGCCGAGATATTTGCTGGCATCATAGATCAAGCTCTCCCTGCCGAAGCAGCAAACCTAGTCAATAGCCGGTTCAGCCAGGTAGCTTATAACATTGCTCAGAAGCTCATAGCACCACAGATCACTAACGAATCTACAACGTATGATGATGATGATTACACCACCATGTTGGCCGAGGCCATTAAGAGCACCGGCAAGAGTTTAAAGCTACAATACAACGCTACGATGGACAAAGTTGCCAAGCAGTTAGATGCATCCTTACGTGCGGGTAAAAGCGTTAATACTATCAGGATGGAAGTAAAGGGAATCATTGGTAAGAACTTGGTTGGTCCCGCGGCTAAACTAGCACGGACTCAGGTACAACGCATGGCAACGCAAGCAGCAAAAGAGTTTTACGACGCGAACCAAAACATTATCGATGGTGAGGTTTGGTTGGCTACCTTGGATAGTAAAGTATGCTTGGTATGCGCAAACCTAGACGGCAAGCAGTTTCCGGTTGCTAAAGGACCGCATCCCGTAGACGATACCCATCCAAACTGTCGGTGTATTAGGGTGCCTAAGGTGAAGTCGTGGCAAGGGTTGGGTGTCGATATGAAGGACATACCACCGGCTGCTAAGAAGCAATTAGATGGCGTGGCTCCCGAGCGTGTGACTTTTGCCGATTGGCTGTTTAACCAGGACGAGGCTACGCAAAAAGAAGTATTGGGCGCTACTAGGTTCGAGCTCTATACGGGCGGTGATCTGGACATCACCGACTTTGTCAAGAATAACAAGCTGCTGTCGATAAAACAATTACGAAAGAGGTATAAGTTAGATGTATGAGTTCATATTACTGTGCGTTCTATGGGGGCTATTCTGTTATGCTACGTACCGTTTGCTCAAGGCGTGTTGGGAGCGATGGAGGGAGCCATGATTGATATATCTTCTTGTTTGGATATCCCTGGCTGGATGTCTGAGTTAGAGCTCACCTGGTTGGCTGAACAAGCGTCCAAGGCCGAGCGCATTATCGAAGTAGGAAGCTGGTGTGGCCGTAGTACTCGTGCCCTAGCGTTGCATACTCCTGGTACTGTTTGGGCAGTAGACGCATGGACGAGTATGCTAGGTGGATATGCTGACAACCAGACCAAGCGGGAAGCCGAGGATGCCTACGCCAAGTTTATAGATAACCTTGGCGAGTTTGTTTTCAGTACGAAGCATCCTGCTAAAGTGAACGTGATGCGAATCAATAGTCTAACGACAGCAGGGATGCTCGCAATTAGGTACGGTAACCATTATTTCGATATGGTGTTCCTGGATGGCGATCACTCTTATGAGCAGGTCAGTGCAGAGATTATTCACTACAAGCCGTTAATCAAGCCGGGTGGCATGCTATGCGGTCACGATCTAGGACACGGTGGCGTCAACCAGGCGGTGCGGGAGCTAGTGCCTGAGTACCAAGCTGTTGAAGGCACGCAACTATGGTGGACAGTGAAGAATGCATGAATCTACGTGAAGTATGGGATAGAGATTTAGAAGCCATACTATCGCTTGTAGGCGCTCTAGTTTGGCTGTTGTTAATAGCGTTATACTAATAGGGAGTAAATATATGGCAAATCCGCAACCGCCACATCTATCTAATAGTCTGTATGCTGCGTTCATGCGAAACGTAGTAGTCACTTCCGGTAATTGTTGGTTGTGGACTGGTGCCTTGCATGATCGTGACTACGGCAGCTTTCGTATTGACGGTGTGCAGTATCGTGCTCATCGTCTAGCTGTTACTTTATTTTTAGATCCGGATTACGATCCAAGAGGGAGGGGAATAGCTGGTGATATTGTGCTTCATGCTTGTGATACTCCGCTTTGCGTGAGTCCATTGTGTATAGGTGTCGGAAGCCAATCGCGTAACAATAAGGAATCGTGGGATCGTGCAGACCCCAATAGGCGATTAGAATTTATACTGAGGATGAGGAAAGCAAATACGGGTCGCAGCCCGAGTGCGGAGACGCGAGCGAAACTTAGCTTATCAAAGTTAGGCAATAAAAACGGCCTTGGAAATAAGAGTAGAATAGGTCAGCATCATAGTATCGAGACCAGAAAGAAAATGAGGAGAACATGGGCACTAAAGGCGTTGTAGAACACTGTCCGTTTAATGGAGACATGCATATACGCCACGAGCTAGCAAACTTGATGGCGCGTTTTGAAACTAAGACGATAATAGAAACCGGCACGTGGTCGGCCCACACGACTAGGGAGTTCGCTCTGATGGCACCGAACGTATGGAGCATGGACTCCACTTTTGAGCATCTGTATGAGGAGTTCGGTCCTCAAGCCCGTAACGATTTGAAGTACAGGGGCATCAATATGGTGCTAGGCGATTCGGCTATTGATTTAAAGAACATCATCAAAAAGGCCGTGCCTCCCATGCTGTTCTATTTAGATGCTCATGGTGGAGGCGCTAATGGGTCTAACGTCAATCCGTTGCTAGAGGAGCTCGACCAAATAGGCGAGTATCACGAACTAGCAGCAGGACCGATTATTGCTATCCACGACTTCTTTGTTCCTGGTAAGGAATGGGGATACAACGGAGGCGACTGGGGTCGCGGCTACGAGCCACTTACTTACGGCTTGATCCAAAGCAGGCTGGAGAAGATTTATCCTAATGGTCATAGTTACCACTACAACGATAAGGCCGAGGGCATGCAAAGAGGGATTATCTACGTCTACCCGAGCTGATTAAGATGGCCCCATGCTGCTATCGTTGTAACAATAGCACAACGACGGCTACGTCGCTCAATGATGATTATTACAGCTATGTAATACGGGTGACGGATGTAGGCGAGCAGCGGAGGCAAGAGCATCTAAAAGAGATGCATAAATTGATTCATGCAGTCAAGGTCGTGTTTGTTGAGCCTATGCGAACACAACAACCTACTGCTGTGTTATTCCCGTTGTCGGTATTGTGTCGTTGGCTTAAATGAGAGGAGATACGAATATGTCGAAACAAGAGAACGAGCGCTGCGGTAACTGTAAGTTCTTTAGCGGGATCAGCGGCGGCATCAGAGGCCAGCAGATGGGTAAGTGCCGTTTTAACCCGCCGACTGATGGATTTCCTAGGGTGCAGGAAACAGATTGGTGCGGTCAATGGAAGTGGGACAGGCAAGCAGAGGAAGTGGACTTAACGGAGGAGGAGCGTAAGCAATGAGCGATTCAGAACCAACCAAACTTTATTGGAACTGGAGAGATTTTAGATACCCGACAGACGTTGCCGAGTTCCTGGATAGCTTGGGTCCTGCTGTTGCTCAGACAACAAAGCTAGTGTACGTGAGTGAAGAACACATGTTTGTCTTTTACCTAAGTGATGAAGTGAGGGTAACACATAAATGAAAATAGAGAGGTCGGGCAAAGTAACCATTACGGAAGAAGGAGTTTCGGTATTTGACTTTACCTACAATGCCGAGGGCGAATATATTGCTGATCCGCTAAAGCTCGGCAAGGAAGCTGCCTTACGCTGGGCACTAGAGAAGCTGAAAGAAGAGATGTGGCAAGAAGGCATGCGCAATCTATGATAGACGAGTGGACCGGTAAGTTCTGGATGGACATGGTAACCGTTTTATTGCAGAACGCGGGTATCCCATCTGGTACTTATGGTCTTGGGTATCATCAAGGCGTACCTACTATTTATTGGAAGGATAAGGGTGGTGATCGTGCTGCATGCATCTACACGGTAGATTTACTGGACGAGATAATCCCTCAACTGAAAGCTGACCTCTTATGAACTACGACTTCCCAAGCAACTGTCAGTTCAATGGTCCTGATCTGGACAAGCTGTATAAGGACGCGTTCGGTTACATCAACAACGGCTGGTTCGTCGAGGTCGGTGCTTCCAACGGTCAGGATTATTCTAACACCTGCGGCCTAGCCGACATTGGCTGGTGTGGCGTGTACATCGAGCCGGTCAAGGAGCTAGCCGATCAGTGTCGTATTCGTCACAACAAGCCTACTATCCAAGTGCTCAACGTGGCGGCTGGGTGCCCAAAGGAGAGGGTGGATTTTGTCCGACAACCCCTGTGGATGATCCCCGAATGGGGTACGGGTACGTTGAACCATGACGCAGCAGCAAAGATATCCAAAGACCCTCAGCTGGTGCTGGTTGAAGTTAGGACGTTGAACCGTGTACTGGTGAACGAGCACGTTCCGGTAAACTTCGACTTGCTAGTTATCGACGTGGACTTTGGCGAGATCGACGTGCTCAAGGGATTCAATATCGGATTCTGGAGGCCAAAACTAATCGTCATCGAGCTCCATGACGAGGGTCAGCCTCTGTCGTTTGAGATACAGAATTTTGCGGAACCCTACTTTGCTAGGGCAGGCTACAGGAAAGTTTATCACGACGGGATCAACACGGTGTTTCAATCATGAAAACAGTTACGATTGGCTTTTCTAACATGTGGGGTCCGGCAGAGAACTTCACGGTGGAGTACATGTATCAGTGCTTCCCGTTCCTGCGTGGTCATTACGACTTACGGGTGAAGCCTGCGACGGAAGCGGAGTTCGTGTTCTATTCGGTATATGGCTACGTGGCGCATCTTGGCATAGGCTCCACACGCATCCTGATATCAGGCGAAGCAGGAGACCACTTTGCCGAAGGAGGCAAGATAGCTCCTGGCGATTACCAGCCTGGCTTCTATCATTACGGCCTAACCTGCGCTGCGGATAACTACCATCCGAATCACATCTTCTTTCCGCAACCTCTACTGATGCTGAACCTGTATAACGCCGGATGGCAGTCTCTTATTCGTGATGGTAGTTACATTCCCCGCAAGGACTTCTTTTGTAATTTTATATACGGCAACCCTAACAGTTTGGATCGTATAGAGTTTATGAAGCAGTTATCGAAGTACAAACGCATAGAATGCCCTGGTCCGGTTGCAAACAATAGTCCTGCTCTTCTTGGTCTGCCTAGCTACGACAAGTTGGGCTATAATGTCAAGCAGGCTTTTCAATCGCATTGCAAGTTTAGTCTGGCATTTGAGAACAACTATTTCCCCGGATACACTACAGAGAAGTTGTCTGATCCTCTTGTTGCTAGATCAGTGCCTATCTATCTAGGCAACCCTAAAGTGCGTGAGATCTTCAATCCCGAATCCTATATCAATGTTGGCGGCTTTGATTCTTGGGATGATGCTATTGAATATGTTGCTAGTGTGGACCAAGACGAGCATCTTTATGAATCTTATTTGAATGCCCCGCCGTTTAAGAACAACGAGATCCCAGAAAAGTTTAGCGACAGCACGTACTTAGCCTTCTTTAAGCGGATATTCGGCTGATTCCAATCACATATTCAATTCCGTAAGCAGCAGTATTCGTTACGCATTCGGTTGCGCCATCCTCTTGATCCCCTCCTATCCCTATCCTTATCCCCAGTAGCAGGGTATAACCACGCTTAGACGGATTGCACTAATGTAAAGAAGAAAGAATAAATCAACCCACGTACCAGACTCTTTCCAGCGGAGTCTGCATCGACTAATCCTTTCGGTCGATGCCCGGTGCGGAATGGCGTCCCGTTAGACGCGTACTTACGCGGCGTGCCTAACGGTGACGCCATTTATTTTGCCTAAGATTCAAGGATCGGACGTGTATCTGATTAATCTATCGTGTTCGTGCCAAGTCGAAATATCTCCTGCGCACCATGCGCCAGTGTTTCATCGTTCTAATCGGTGTATGGACGAGCATAATTCGAGCACTCCTTACTTGAACGCTCGCATCGCTACACCGATTATCGATGTGGTGAGCGTTGATGAAGTGATTGCTGAGTTCGACTTTGATGCAGAAGCTGAACTGGAACTGACCGGCACAGAAACCTTTCACTGATAAGGAGCATAATCTATGGCAACATCGGCCTCTAATTTGCGGCTTAATACGAACGATAAAAAGGAATATGCCGCAAAGCCGTTAGGCAGCAAAAAAGATAAAAAGAAAAAGAAGAAGAAAAACAAAGCCGCTGAATCCTCCAAACCTACCAAGCCTTTTAAAAGCTACGAGAGCCTGACCAATAACTCCTTCCTCATGGATCCTGCCGATTGGCAGGAAGCAGCAAACGAGTACTCCTTCGACGATATCAACGCTATGCTTTGTGATGCTTGCAAGGACGAGTACATGGATCCGCCAAGCGATTCAGGCATGGGCAGCATGGGTGGTGGAGGCATGGGAGGCATGGATAGCGGTAGTGCGTCCGTGAGCGGCGGCATGTGCCGCTATTACGTTTATAAGGCGTGGCCCGATAAGGTTGTTTTCAAGCGCTCTTACAATAACCAAAGCGAAGATCCTCTGTTCATGATGCATCCGTACACCATCGAAAACGATGAGGCGGTGCTAGGCGATGGTACTCCGGTCGACATGGGGTTTGTTCCAGCGTCTAGCCAGCCAAGCAACTTTATGGTTGCTATGCGCGAGGTAGATAATTCATCCATTGACGACCCAGCCTTTTCCATGAGCCTTGATGATGGAGAGGACGAGGAAGACGAGGTTGACGATGATGAGTCCGATAACGAAGACGTTGATAAGATTGAGGATGAGGTCGATGATGCGGATGCTGATGAGGACGACGACGATGATAGCGATGATGACGGTGATGAAGAAGATGTTCAAGAAGAGGAGACTACCTTGCGAGAGGATATAGCCAACCTGCGAGAACAAGACTTTACCGAGAGCATGGACTGCGTCTTAGACAGTGAGGCCCGTATCATCGAAGGAAAGAACGGCAACTTCATTATCGAGAACATGGCCTTGCTAGGGGGTAAGTCCAAAAATGGTCGCACCTACAGTAAGGACGTCCGCATCAAAGCATCCAAGGTGTTTGAAGGCATTAAAGCCTACATGAACCATCCGGATGCCGATAAGGTCAACGATCCCCGTAAGGTGCAGGAGCTCATCGGTCGGCATAAAGGCGTCTACTTCGACGAGGCGACCGATATGCTGCGTAGCAATCTTCACTTGTCGCCTACTCATCTAGTCAAAGAATATCTGATCCCGCACGCTAAGGCTAATCCGGGCATACTCGGCAACAGCATTAATGCCTCGGGCAAGATCGACAGTAAAGGTAATGTATTGGAGGTGACGAAAGGACGTAGTGTGGACGTGGTTGCCGAACCCGCGACTACCAACGGTCTATTTGAAAGTGTTCAAAATACTAAAACAACGGCATCAACAAATTCTGAAGGAGGAGAGAAACCTATGACCATAAAGGAATTGCTAGAGAACACGGAGAACGCTTCTCTCGTAGCGGAGCTTCGTGAGCATTTTAGGGAAGAGCTCGACGTTGAGAGTTCGGTGGCAGAGCTCCAAGAGGAAGTTCAAGAGCTACGGGAGCAGGTAGCCGAATACGAGATGGTAGAGAAGAAGCAGGAAGACGCAGCGGCCATCACCAAGATGCTCAAGGAGTCCAAGTTGGACGAAGAGGATCAGGCGACCGTTCGTGAGCTTCTCGAAGACGCCAAGCCCGAGCGCCGTGGTTCTATTATCGAGCGCTTTGAAAAACTGGCGGATAAAGTTGCCAATGGCGAAAAGCCTTCGGCCAGCCGAGAGAAGAACATTACCGAGGCTACGGGTGGCAAGCCCGAAGTGAAGAAGGGAGAACTGCGCGGAGCGATGGTAGCCAATCTAAGCAGCCGACGTCGTCGGTTCTAAAGCTCTTCACATCAACCAATTAATTTCCAGGAGGAAGTAATCATATGGCAAACGTAGATCGTTCTAGAAGTGAAGTGTTCCGGCGTAGGGTTTTTGCAACCTACAGCACGGACGTAATCAACAAGGGGGACATGGTTATTAGCGATGGCTCCGGCCATGTTCGTCCGGCTTCTGCTGCGGCGACCGCTGATGCCGTTGCAGATAAGTTCGAAGGTATTGCGATTCATGCGAAACCGTCCACCGACACTCCGGATATCGTAGTCGGTGTTGACGTCATTGCTGAGATGGATGTTTCGGCTTTGGCCTCGGCTGCTCACGTTGGTGATAAGGTGGAGCCTGAGATCCTTAGCGGTGCGTCTTTGAGACAGAAGGTCACTGTCGCTAGTACCAATCCGATTGGTGCCGTAGCGAAGGAGGCAGCAGTTGGTGATACGACCTTGACTTGCCACTTTGTTGGTCGGTCTGTGGCTTCACCTGTGGTAGCCGACTAACTATTAATCTTAGACTTTTAACTTTGGAGGATAATCATGAGAAGGGACGATCTTCGTCAGTTGGTCAAGAGTGCGGGCATTAGAACCGCAGTCGAGACCTTTCGCGATCTATTGGAAGGGGAGGAAACCGAGAACGGGCATAAAGAGCCTGCGCTCAAGCTCGAGGATGTAAGCATCCGAGCCTTGTACGAGGCTTTCGTTGGTGATCCCCATGAAACCTTACCGAGTCAACGTGATGAGCTCGAATGGCTAGACATTAAGGAAGAGGTTAACTCTTCCGGATTTGTGGCTAGTAGCCGTATGCTCATTAACGCAGCTGTTATTAAAGCCTACGATGGTATCAAGGGCATCGGTGATCAGCTCGTTACCAACGCACCAAGTAATACGCGCCATGAGACCTACGTTGGATTTACGGAAGCTGAAGGCATGAAAGAAGTTAAGGAGAGCATGCCTTACGAAGACAGCGACATCGCTGAGAAGTACGTAACGAGTGATGCGATCAAAAAGGGTCGTCTCGTGTACGTTACCGAAGAGTCGATCATGGAAGATCGCACCGGCCAGCTTCTTCTTCGTGCACAGCGCATCGGGCGTAATGCCGCCATCGATAAAGAGAAGACCATCATCCAAGGCGTTCTCGACATTAATGGTAATGTCTACAAGCCTTCCGGTTCAGCAACCAGCCTGTACTCCACTGCGAACGGCAACTTGATGGGTACGGCAGGTGCAGTTACCGGATATACCTCCGCGGTTCCTCTTACCGATTGGGAAGACATCGATAAGGTTACCATCTTCTATCCGCTGTCCATTAAGGACGATCGTGCGATGGGCGTGCAAGAGCCTATCATGTGGGATCCTAAGATCCTGCTCGTGGCACCGAGTAAGAACGCCACCGCAAAGCGCATCATGAACGCAACTGAAGTCCGGCTTACTACTAATACCAATACTCGCACCATCTTCAACAACCCGGTGGCCGGTCTGTATACGGTGTTGAGTTCGGTGTACATCACAAACGCTGCCGACTGGTACATCGGTGATTTCAAGGAACAGTTCTTCTGGCAGGATGTGTGGCCGATCCAAACCTTTACCCAGGGCGCAAACGCTGAAAACGGTTTCTTGCGTGACGTCGTGGCTGCGTACAAAGTCCGCTTCCTCGGCGGTGTTGGCGCATGGGACACCAAGTCCGTGGTCAAAGTCAAGGGTGCGTAATCTCTGTAGCGCCCTGCATCACTGAACACATGAGCGCTACAGAGGGCATATTCGCCTACTCCCTCTGTAGCCTTTCTCTCTAACCTGGGCGGTGAGGTTAGGTTCTTCAAATGAAAGTCTGCATCTGTATGATAACGATAGACCGCAGCGAACGCGGTCTAAAGAACTACTTCGCACAGACGATGAGTCATTTTGAAGACTCCGGCCTGTGGGAGAGTAAGAATCCGTTTGAGTTTCACATCTACGATTCAGGATCCCAGTCATTAGACTTCATGGAAGGCTGGGATAAAGAGCCGAAGATAACGGTTCACCCAGCTAACGTCAAATTGTATCCGAAGATAAACGCAGGACGTGCTCTACTAGCAGGCAGTCAGTATCCTTCTGATTACGTGTTCTTCGTTGAAGATGATATCTCGGTGTGTAAGGACTTCCTAGATGGCGCGGTCGCGTGGATTGAAAAGAATTCACGTCCGGAATACCGCGTCATTACTTTTTATACTCCCTACAGGGAAGTCGAATGGGCGCACGGCAAAGGAGAGCATTCTTGGGAGTACCCTGTTCCATCGTTTTATGGAACCCAAGCCCTAGCGATGCGCCGAGAAGATGCCGAGTCTTGCGGTAGGTACTTGCTGTGTGAAAGAATCCATAACAAAGGCACGCCGAGTTACGACCTGATTATGAAAGATTGGCACAACATCACCTACCCAGATAATAAGTTTTTCCAAGCGACGGTGCCCTCTTTCGTTCAGCATATTGGCAAGGACTCTTATTTGCTACCCGGACGCTACCATGCGTGTAGCTCTTTCCAGGGAGCAGACTGGAGTGCCTTATCATGATGCTTACTAAAAAGCCTAAGATCCTTTGGGTGGGTGATGCCGTAGTACCTACGGGCTTTGCTCGGGTAACGCACAACATCGTACCGTACCTGAACCAGAAATTCGACATGTCCGTGTTAGGAATAGGCTATCATGGCGACCCGCATCCGTACCCTTACGACATTTATCCGGCTAAAAATAGTAATAGCCACGACCAGCTGGGGGTGGCTCGCCTTCCTCAGGTCGTGGATGCCATAAAGCCGGATCTTATATTTGTCAATAACGATCCTTGGAACGTCATCAAGTTTGCCGAAGCAACCACCGTCCCGGTAGTCGGCTATATGCCTGTCGATGCGCCTAACATGCTGAACGATGTCGCTCAGCGCCTTAACAAGACTGCCTTTAGCATCTTCTATACGGACTTTGGTCTGTCCACCGCACGTATGGCTGGCTACAGGGGCGAGGCGTTTACCATGCCTCACGGCGTCGATACGAATCAGTACAAGCCCATGCCTAAGCAGCAGGCACGGGAAGCCCTTACTCATACGCAAGACGCCTTTATTGTCGGCAACGTCAACAGGAACCAGCCCCGCAAGAGATTAGACCTGACGGTTATGGCATTTGCTGCCTGGATTAAAGAATATAAGATCAATGATGCGGTACTTCACTTACATTGCGGCTTGCGTGATCAAGGTTGGGATCTGCCTCAATTAAATAGATACTTCGGTATCGACGACAAAGTATGGTTCACTGACAACAGGATGACTGAGACTATTGGTGTGGACGAAAAGGTGCTGCCTTATGTCTATAATGCTTTCGATGTTCAGCTAAGCACTTCCTTTGGAGAAGGCTGGGGTCTGACGACGATGGAAGGGATGGCCTGCGGCACCCCACAGATAGTTCCCGAATGGGCTGCTCTTGCCGAGTGGCCTAACGGCGCGGTACGCTATATGCCGATTAGCTCTATCTCAGCAACGGCTGGTAACATTAACTCTTTGGGCGGTATGGTTTCTGAGGAGTCGGTTGTCAATGCTCTCCACTACCTGTATAAGCATCCGGATGTTCGTCAGGAGTACGGGGAGCTTGGTCGTAAGCTGGTGAACCAGCCAAGATATGATTGGCGCAACATTGGCAGCTTTCTAGCAGACTATTTAAGCGTCTATCTATCTACGGGGCGGGTAAACCCCTACCTTAAGGAAGAAGACGCTGCCTCGGGCCGTCTGAGCGCAAATTCGGGTGGTTTTGAAGGGGCGATGGAAGCCTAATATGGCAGAACAACTAACCTATAGCTATAAACCACGCAGCGGAGCAGCAAAAGACAAGCTGAGGCTGATGATCCCCGATCGTCCGGTAAAGAACCGCCAGCCTGAAGCACGGTTCGCTGACGAAGAGCTACTGGACATCATCGACATCGCTGGTAATGATCTAACCGAGGCAACGGCTACGGCCTGCGAGATTATAGCAACGGACGAAACCAAGCGCATGCTCAGTGTTAGCATTAACTCGGGCATGTCCATCAGCCGCAGCAATACGCCTAGTGCTTGGTTACAGCGAGCCAAGCAGATACGGGATGCTGCCCTAAAGGTGCCGTGGGAGTTTGTGGACAACATGCATTACGACGTAGACGGCTTAGGGCGGGATATAACAAGATACGCGGACATAGATGGCTGGGATGGGGGTACTGATGATTGACCTGACTAAAGAACTAATTAGAAAGCACAGGAAGCTGATCGAAGTGACTGTTAAGCAGCATACGGCTCACAGCAAGAAGGGGAGAGCGTTTAACGTAAAGCAACACGAGCGAAAGCTCCAGTGGGCTGGTAGTGTCAAGAAGGGCGATCATCTTAGTGCTTCTGGCTACACGATCAAGAAGACTGAGTTTGGTTTCACGGTAACTCACGGTGCTGGCGAGAACGTCCGCAACCCACTAGGCGAGTTTGATACCGTAGGCGAAGCGAAGGCTACGGCTCAGCGTCACTTTAACGATCCTAATTATCGTACGAAGCCGATCGCAGGGACACTCGACCAGGTTAGAAGTCAAATGGGGATCAAGAAGCCTCCGATGAGTGCTGTGGAAAGGAATGCCTTGCGTACGCAAAAACAGTTTCGTAAGCAGACGAAAGCTGCCGACATGGCGACGCGCAAGCCCGGACATAGATATGGGTATAAGCCGTAGATGTCAATAGACTTACTTACACCAGAAGAGGTAGCCTTTATCCAAGAGGACTTTAAGTCCGTGGTAGAGGACTGCGACTTTCCTGGTGGCTCTCGGCATATCATTTATCGTCACCTGGCTGGTAGTGTGTTTAATCCGGCTACGGGTACTACATCGGAAACGGTGGTGGATACCGAGCTCAAGGGCTTTTTAGGGAATCATAGCGCAGCCGAAATAGCTAACAGTGGTGGGGTGCTCAACGTAGGTGATATATTCTTCCTGATCCCTCCCTGTTCGATATTGAATTTTCCCAAGCCGGACGATCGCATACTAGAGGTTATTGGTGGTACGGGTTATGTCAAACTGACCCAGGGCTCGGCTGCGGTGGTAGGCTACAACACAACTTTTGATCAGGACGGAGTGCAGGGTGGTGATACTCTCGTAGCCGACGAAGTAACCGCAACCGTCAAGTCGGTGTCGAGTGACGGGGCATTGATATTAAAAGCTAATTGGTCACCGGCAACGATACGAGCGACCCAGTACAGGATCTACAGAGAGTTTGAAATAGTCAATAGGATAGTAGATCCATTAAAGGCGCTCTACAAACTAAGTGTTAGGAGAGCAGGGGCATGATCGAACTAACGCCTGAGTTAATTATCAAGCATACTAGGCGGCTCCTGGAGAAGAAGAATAAGAAGCCACCGCTAGGGTCGGGCGAACGATTTGCTGCTCTAAAGGGCAAGCTCGCAGCCAAAGGCGCGAGTGATCCAGGAGCTCTAGCTGCCTATATAGGGCGCAAGAAGTATGGAAAGAAGAAGTTCGGCAAACTGTCCGCAAAAGGAAAATAACAATGATTGATCTTGAAGACGTTGAATTACTTCGCAAGCACGCTAAGGTAGTGAAGAACGCCTTAGCCGAGGCTAGGGTTAAGAGCTACACGCGACGTAGCAAGACCGGCAAGCAGGTTGTCGTCAAAGACTTCCAACGGCAGGACAGGCAAAGAAAGCCAGGGGTAGACTATAATCCTGGTTGGGGTGGTGCTAATAGCCAAAAAGAATTTAAGCAGGGCATTAAGAACATCTCCAAGCGGGGAGCCACCAACCGCGAACAGCGTCTATATGATAAGCAGTACGGCAAACCGCAACAGGTTCCGGCTAAGCAGCTGCCAGCTGACTTCATGACCAATCCTAGACGTACAGAGCTAGGTGGGTTGACAAGGAAGAAGAAAAAGAAGAAGAGGGGCAAAGGTTCTGTTGCTTACGAGTTTAGACGTTCTGAAGCCCGTAAAGCAGTAGCCAACCGTGTTTACGGTAAGAGCGGGTTTGCGCTTGTAGGGAAGTCCAAGAAGTAGATGGCAAAGAGAACCGACATACAGTGGAGCGTCGATAAGTTTAACAAGTTCCTGAGCAACTTTGTGAAGTCGACGGGTGTTGCCGCACCGTTAGTGCTCAGGAAGTACGCTACGGTGGCGCTCACTCGTATTGTCTCACGCACTCCCGTGGATACCGGAGTCGCTAGATGGGGATGGTCAGCGGCGGGTGACGCTCTAGGGGTAAAAGTACCACCACCCAATAAGCAGGCGGATGCATCCAAGATAGATCCCGGTGAGTATGAGGAAGATCTATCCAGCACGAGACCTTTTATCCGCTTTGCCAACAACGTCGACTACATCCTCCCACTGGAGTATGGGTGGTCTAAGCAAGCTCCTTTGGGCATGGTTCGTCTTACTATG